GTCCAAAAAATGCTAGAAACTGAAAAAATAGGAAGTGAAGAGGCTAGAGTTCTACTAGAGTCAGACCAACCCATGATGATAGGTGAAGAAGTAGTAGAGGTAAAAAAAGAGAAAATAGTTAAAAATCACCCTACACATGAAGTATGCGAGTTAGAGAATATAATAATAGATCCTACATGTAGAGGTATGCTTTCGGAAGCAAACTTCGTTATTCATGAATATGATACAGACTACAGTACACTACTAAAAGATAAGTATAACCCCGAAACTGGTACAGGATACTACAAAAATTTAGATGCTATAGATTTCGAGCAAGATTGGGAAGAGACTGATGAAACAAAAAATAGACACAGATCAGATGTATTTACATTTAGTGATAAGGCTAGAAAAAAAGTAAGAATAAAAGAGTATTGGGGTTACTGGGATATAGCAGGAAGTGGGATAAAAGAACCTATAGTAGCTAGTTGGATTGGTGAAACTATAGTTAGATTAGAAAAAAATCCATTTCCTCATGGTAAATTACCATTTAGTGCTACAACATATATGCCTGTTATGGGCGAGTTCTACGGAGAGCCTGATGCTAAACTACTACGAGACAATCAAGCAGCCATAGGTAGGATGAAAAGAGCAATAGCTGATATAACTACTACTAAAGCAATAGGTCAAAGATTAGTTATGGAAGACACATTTACTAGTCAATCTGATTGGGATGCATTTGAAATGGGTAATGATGCTAGATACAGAGCAGGTGTAGACATAAATAGAGCTATACATGAAATGCACGTAAATCCGGTAGATCAAGCTACTTTCCAAGTAATACAGATGGAACAGCAAGAAGCTGAATCGTTAAGTGGTACATCAGTGTATAATAGAGGATTGGCTGGAGCTAATGCTGAAGTAAGTGCTACTGGTATAAAAAATGCTACTGATAGTGCTAGTAGAAGAGAACTAAGTATACTTCGTAGAATGTCAAGTCAGTTATTTGAAGATATGATAAGACAGGACATAGAAAATATGCAAATGTTTGCTAGACCTGAAGAAGTGGTTAGAATAACTAATGAAGAATTCAGAGCAATTAAAAGAGAAGATATACAAGGTGAATTTGATGTAATAGTTGATGTAAGTACACCTGCTAAAGACGCAGAGACTGCAGAAACATTATCGTTCATATTACAAGCTGCTGGTAATGGTATAGATCCAAAAATAAAGAACTATGTACTTGCAGATATACTTAGATTGAAAAAAAGACCTGATTTAGCTAAGGTAATTGAGACATATGAACCTCAGCCTAGTGAAGCTGAGTTACAGATGCAACAAATACAGATGGAAAATGCACAATTAGAAAATGAACTGCTTAAAGCACAACTAAATAAATTAAGTAAAGAGTTAGCTGATATCGACAGTAAAATAGAAGAAAGAGATAGATTAGCTATGACTAAAGAAGTTAAAGCTAAATCGGATAGTATGTTAGCAGAAGCTAAAAGTAAAGAACACCTAGAAAGAGCTGACTACTATAAAGAAAGTGCTGATGAGTTGTCACGAAAATTCGTGGCTAGAGATAGTGGTGAAGAAAGAAGACAAGAAGTTAATGACTTAGTGTTCAGAGAGAATATGAAGCTGCAAATAGCAGAGCTAAAACAAAAAGTAAAGGATAAAAACAATGGTTAGACACCCAGAATATGATCAAGCGTTAAAAAACGAAGGAGCTCAACAAGTGATAAATGAACAAAGAAGAAATGCACAAATGGAAGACCAAGCTGTAGCATTAGCAGACCAAGCACATCAAGACGGGTATGCTAGAGGTGCTGAAGAGGCTGCAGTAGCAATACAACAACAAGCTGGTCTAGGCGATGGACAGAATTTCGGTAGTCCAGAAGCTGTTAATATGCAACAACAAGCAGAAGAACTAGCAATAGCTATACAAAATGGTCAAGTGGATCATAGACAATTAGAGGCAGTAATGACAGCTGCGCAACAAGGTGACCCACAAGCTATACAACAAGCACAGGTGATTAATATGGCTATGCAAATGGCTCAATCAGACCAAGCAGTACAACAAAACATGGCTGGTGTAGCACAACCTCAGGCTGGGTTAAGCTAATTAACGATAAAATAGTAACTGAATATAAGGAATAAGGTGCAAGCAATGGACAATGAGTTTAACTTGAGTACTAATGATGAAAAATTAGAGAGAGTAGAAAAGTCAATACTAAAACTTAGAAAAAAAGTTGAAGTAGCTAATAAGTTAGATATGCTTATGAAAAATGATGACTTTGTAGATATAATCCTTAACCAGTTACTAAACAATAACCTCCAGATACTTGCTAACAAAATAATAAGTACTGAATCGTCAGACGAAATAACAGAAGCATTAGCAAAAATAGAATCAATTAAATTAGTTAAAACTATGTTAAATGATATGGTACGAGAGTATAATAGCTATAAATCTGCATTAGCTGAAGATGAGAAGTACAGAATAGAGTTACTAAATGAGGTAAACGATTAATGACAATAAAAGAAGAAATGGAAGCTATGATGGCAGGTGAGTTTACAAGTAAAATTGCACCTGAAATTGATACAGATACAAGTTCCGATGAAATAGAAGATGAAACAGCAGGAACTGTTGAAGATAACACTGAAACAATAACTGACGACACTAATGATGACACAGAAGTTCAACAAGAATTGGAAGGTAGTGAAGGTGCCACTGACGTTGATGATAGCGATCAAGTACCAGAACAAAATGACATATCAGTTGAACAAGAAACTAATCAAAGTGAAGAACAAGGTGATGAAGAGTCACACGAAATAGATGAACAAAGTGAAGAACCCAAACAGAGTCGTAAAAAATACAAACAATTGTATGAAGAAATGCTAGCTAAATACGAAGAAGCTGAAGAGTTTAAACGGAAAGTTACATCAGATTTCAAAGCTAACGGTCAAATGGTTAAAGGTATTAGTGATCCTGATAAGATACTAAAGAATATGCAAATGAGCATAGGACTTACTAAAAAATTAGAAGGATATAAATCAGTTAAACCTTTACTGAAACCATTAGAGGAACGAGGGTTATTACAAGATACTGAAAAATTCGATATGTTAATGAAGATAGCTGATGGTGATAAAGATGCACTTAAATACTATCTAAAAACTAACGAAATAGATCCAATTGATTTAGATTACACAGATGAAGATGCTAAAATTAATTATGATCCAAGTAAAAGTACATTACCCTCACAAGAAGAGTTGATTTACAATGACATGTATGAAACAGCAGATACTCTTGGGGTTGCTGAAGAGTTCAATAAAGTAGTGTTAAACGAGTGGGATAGTGACAGTGCGTCAAAACTGTTCGCAGATGGTGGTAGAATAGGTAAACAATTAGCTGAACAAATGCAAAACGGATTATATGATCAAGTAATGTCATATGTTAATCAGTTAAAACTAACAGAGCCTACATTTAACTCATTATCTGCATATGATCAGTACAATGAAGCAGCTAAAATAGTTAATAGAATTAACTTACAGCAAAATGCTACCACTCCTCAACCTGTACAGACTGAAATACCTGCACAACCACAAATAGACCCAGAAGCTATTAAAGCTGAGCTACAAGAAAAACTTGCAGCAGAAATGGAGCAAAAACTAGCTGCTGAAAGAGCTAAGTTAGAGCAAGAGTTAATGCAGAAAATACAGAATGAGCAAAAAATTGAGCAACAAAGAGAAGCTGCTGTACGAATGAGTCAAGCAAATCCAACAACGCCACAAAGTACGCAACAAGATAAATCACCTAAAATAGGTACTGAAGATTTTAGAGCATACTGGCGTGAATTAATGAGCAAATAAAAAGGAAATAAATTATGCCAACTACAATGGATAAGTTTAACCAAGGTGGGTTAACATCAGAAACAATAAACAGACAGTTTACACCAGAGAAGGTGTTAGAAGCAGTAGTAACAATGCCAAAAAGAAAGATGTTCTTTTCAAATAGAGCATCAGTAATCAACATGCCTAAGCATCACGGTAATACAATCACTAAAGAAGTTAGATACCCTATGTTACATAAAGATAACTTAATAAGTGAGAATGTAGACGCTAAATTTGCTGTATTACAAAAAGGTGTATGGTACAGAACAAATGCTGAAGGTGACATAATAGCTAAATATGATGCTAAAGATTATCTAACACAAAACGGTGGAGACTATGAAGCAGCAAGTAAGTCAGCTCATGATGCAGCACAAGATGACTTAGAAGATGGTCAAATCCTTAAATCTGGAGCTGGTGAAATACTTAATGGTAAAGCTAGTTATGCAGCATTTAGTGGACCTATCGTACCGTTACCTGAAGAAGGCGGAGTAGTTAATGGATTGATGGGAACTAGTAAATTAATTAGTTCAAAAATTACATTTCATGGTGTACATACTAAGTATACAGTTAGATCTGTGGATTTAGACTCAAGAGTTGGTCAAGTAGCTAGAAAAATTGCTGATTTATCAGATGCAGTTGCAGACTTAAAAGAACAACAAGTACAAAACTCATTACTAACAGCTGGTAACAACAATGCTATGATGAGTACAACTGATACAGCAGTAGTAGCACCTGAAGAACTAGATGGTAACGATAGACTAACATATGATTCATTAGAGGCATTTGCACTTGAGTTACAAAGAAATGATGTACCTATGGATACAGAGATAATTAAAGGTGTTGATTTACAAGATACAGTTACGGTTAGTGATTGTTACATTGCATACATCAATAGAGAGGTAGTTCCTACATTAACTAGACTAGAAGGTCCAGGTGGAGTTATTCCATGGAAACCAAAAGAGCAGTATGCTGCTGGTACAGAGTTAATGGAAGGTGAAGTTGGTATGATCACTGGATTACCATTCAGATTTGTTGTTGTGCCAGATTTACAAGTTAGAACTGGATTCGGTGAAATAGTTGGTGCAAACAATGATGACGGTGATGGTGATAGTGCAGATGAAGATAGCCAAAAAGTATCATACAAAACTATAAATACTGATACAGGTGATTATAACTACGATGTGTACTCTATGTTAGTAGTTGGTGATGATTCATTCAGTATTGTAGGATTTGGAGCTAACTCAACTAAAGCACAACATATTGCACCTAAAGCAGATGTACACAATGACATCTTTGGTGAGCAAGGTGGAGTATCATGTAAATGGTCATACAGTTGTCTAGTTTATAGACCAGAAAGAATAAAAACATTAAACTTTACATTATCAAAAACAGGTAGAGATTAATAGACTGACTAGGGAAACCTAGTTAGTTAACAACATAATAAATAAGGAAACATAAATGAAAAAATTTGAAGAAATGACAAAAGCAGAACTAATAGAAGTAGCAGAAAAGTACGAACTAATGGATAAGTTTGAAGGAAAAGATCCTCAGAAAGTTACAAATGCAGAGTACTTAGAAGTACTTAATGAGTTCAAAGCTGAAAAAAATGAAGGTAAAGACGAAGAGCCAAAGGAAGAAAAAGTTAAAAAGATAAAACAACTTAGAACAGAAGACTTAATGACTATGGTTCCTGTAATAGTTACTGACCATGATACATCTGTAGAAATTAAAGATGATGAAGGTGCTAGAGGAATTGAGCTATACTGGGGTAATCCATTCATAGGTCAAACAGAAAGAGTATTCATGCACGGTAAGAGACAATACCTTACAAAAGGACTGTTAAAAAGAATGAGAAAGATGACTGTACCTGAGACTATTAAGGATGAACATGGTAGAGAAATAGCTAGAAGTGTAAGACCTAGATTTAGTATAGTTGAAGTAGCTGGTATGACTGAGGAAGAGCTACTAAAATTAGAGCAAAAACAGAGATTAATGAGTAACTAGTTATGAGTAGAGTACGAGTTAGGCGAAAATATGCTAATGCTGGAAATTACCCTACTACGCATGTAGTAGGTAGAGTCAACTTTCCAACTGAATTAATTCAAGCAGATTGGTTTGATGCTAATTCACACATGTTTGATAATTTGTACAAACGATATTATAATAGCATAACCGATGAATATGATGGAAAATATACAGTATATCACATATCAGATGACGACATATCTGATAAAGTAACTCGATACACTAGTGATGGTTATCTTAAAGGTGGGTCATGTACTGTAGAACTTAATATAGATGTGTGGAAAGCACCTAAAAAACGGTATGTTGAAGTTATATACTCAAATGTGCCATTAACATCAAACAATGATGATGCAGATGACGATGACGACCCATCACTAACGAATATGGGAAATGCATATACAGTTGTATTAGGTAGATTTGATATAGAACTGTTAGATATTCCAGATGATTCATACTATACAGATTTTACAAATACTACAAAGTCAGGATTTAAAGATAATTTTTACGAAATGCCATTATACGGACTGGATGATGATGATGTTGCTTATTGGGTGTTTAACTTTAAAACTAAGGGCCCTATAAGTATAAAGTATACTACTTCAGATGGATCTAACGACATGAGTGAACCAATCATATCTGATACACTAGGTGCTGTATTAGCTAAATATGGCGATGCTTCGTCTAGTGATCAAGATAAAATGGACTTTGAGACCTATTCAGAGGACTGGATAGTATCAGTAACAGCTAATGTTAATGGACATAAAATGGAATGGGTAAGTGCAGATAACTACTCTGATAATAAAGTGATAGATGTACTTAATGCTACAAGTGATGAAGATGGCTATATAAAATTACATAATATACCACTATGGAGAAATGTAGTTAATACTGTAGAGGTTATACTAAAGACAGACACAAGTAGAATAAACTACGGAATAACTGAGGATAATGCACAATTGTTAGCGTTTAAGGTTACGCCTACGTATGTACCTAGCACACAACAACTTACAGTCTATTACGATGAAGATGAAAAAAGGAAAATTTAATGACAACAAACGATACTGTAACAATAGTTAAAAACTTACCAGCAGGCACTGATACAGACTACTCAGCTGACAATATACATGCTGAAGTTAGAAATGGATCTACATATGTTATACAAGCATCTAATATTACGATAACAAATAGTACAACAGATGATGCAGGAAGTATAACAATAGAGGATATACCTATTACAGTAGGTATAAATAGAATTACTATGTATAATAGTGAAGAGACTAATTTGGATGATACAACTGATGATACACATACATCAGTAGTTAAACTTGGATACGCTACAGTTAAAAAAGTAGCATTAGACAATGATAGTGTACTAGAGGTTAAATAATGGAAAATAATGTAATAGAATGGAAATCAATTGTAGGAGAGTCTACATTAGAAGATGGAGGGTACGCTGGTGCATTTATGTCACTCGCTAGAGCTCACTTAGAACAAGCTGTGTCAGATGGACAGCTTACTAGTAGTCAAATGGGTGAGATATATGCAACAATGATACCTGCTGCGTTTGATAAAGGTATGCAGTTTGCACTACAAAAGAAAATGACTGAACTACAAATGGATGAGTTATCATCAAACGGGTTAAAAGACAGAGAACTTAAAGATGCTCAGATTGCTGCACAGTATTCAAATAGTGAATTACAAAAACAACAATTAGCAGAATTAGAGTTAAATGGTACTAAAGACAGAGAACTTAAAGATGCTCAGATTGCTGATGTTAAATCACAACAAAGTGAACGTGAGTCTAATGGATTAAAAGATAGAGAATTAAAAACTACTCAAATAACTCAAATAGAAGTACAGAAAGAAGAGTTAATTGCAAACGGTATAAAAGACCGTGAATTCAAAGACACTCAGATGGAAGATTTGATGGCTAAGTTAGAGAATGAACTAACTAACAGTGAGAAAGAAAGGGAATTAGTAACTAGCCAGATTAATGAATTAGAATTAAACGGGGTTAAGGATAGATTACTAAAAGATAAACAAGCTTCACAAGTTGATACAAACATACTGCAAATGAATGCTCAAATTAGTGAATTGGAACTTAATGGTGCAAAAGATCGTGAGTTAAAAGATATACAAATAGAAAGCACTGAAGTAGGTATAGAAGAGACGGTAGCTAATGGAATAAAAAGTAGAGAGTACCAAGATGTGCAAATTAGTGAATACTCGTTAAATGGTGCTAAAGATAGAGAAGTAAAAGAAGAGCAACTGACTGAGATGCAGGAAAAGTGGAACATACAAAAGGATATACTAGAGAATCAGAAACTAGATAGTGATAAAGTTACCGCTAAAAAGGAAGAAATGTTACAAGCTGAGTTAGATCAAAAAGCTAAAATACTTGAACAAATAGATGCTGATATTGAATTTAATACAAGTAAACGTGTAATAATGGAAGCAACAAGAAAAGACAACCTACGAACTAAAGCAACAGAGCAGTATGGAGATTTTCTAAAATCAATATTTGTAGCAGATGTAGTTCCTAGTAAAGGCCACTTTGATAATTTAATTGGATTAGTTAATACAATAAATGAAGGAATAATAAATTCAAGTGCAATGTATGACATAGAAACTGTAGATGGAGCTAACACTGAAGCTAGACCATCGTAGTAGGTAATAATGGGATGTTGTAAATCATTTGTAAGTAGTGTAAAAAAGGCAGTAAAACACACACTATCTCCTGCTGTGGACTTTACTAAAAATACAATAGATGCAGTTGAAGATTTTGTAGCAGACCCTGACGGTACTATAAACAATATTGTAGACAATCCAGGATACTACTTAGGTGAAGTAACTCCATGGTCAGAGGATCAATGGAACTCTACAGGAATTCCTGGAGCTATAGGTACTGTTTTTGGAGATAAACAAGATAGTGCTGAAGAGTTAAGTGATCTAAATGATGAAATAGAAGAACTAAATGAAGGCATAGAAGACTTTTCTACGAAACTTGTTGGTATGCAGATGATATTTGATGATGAAATATTCCTGCAGGCATATCAAAATAAAATAGATAGGCTTGTTGCTCAACTAAATCCACTGATTGACGAGTACGACGAGCTATATGATGAGTATAAAAGTAAATACGGGCCTATTGATAACCTAGGACATGATCTAGGAGTTCCTGGAGCAATAATAGCTGGTACATTAGAGTTATTTGGGAGTTTAGTAAACAGCGTTGAAGCTATAGTTGAGGGAGATGCTAATTCTAGTGACTGGCAGGCTATAGGCACATTAATAGTAGGGGCTATACTAATATATGTAGGGCTACAAACTGATAATGCTACATTAGTTAAACTAGGTGCTGCTATGATAATAGGATTAATTGTAACAATAGACTTACAAAACGGCGGACACCTACTTGATGCTGTAATGGGAATAATAGACTTAGTACTAAATGATATATTCCACGCTGATGACTTAGGATGTAAGTTCTGTGAAAGATTCGACAGAAAAAGTGAATACTACGAAGAGACTAAAACTCTGTTAGGGACAGCTATAATTATATCAGCAGCAGTGTATAGTATGGTATCTGGGGGAATAGACGGATTAGATACCACAGGAATGACTACTGCTCAAGCCACTGCCATGACTGCTGTAGGATATTACTCAGAAGCTAATGCTACGTACCAAACTGCTAAAACTGCTAATGACATAATCACAATGAATAAAACTAAAGCTGAGTTAGAGCAGAAAGCACAAGAAGACATAGATAAACTAAACGAAAAATATGAAAACTACGCTCTGTATAAATTCAATATGCAATATAAGTCCCTTAAAGAAATGTATAAAGGCACTGAATTGATGTACGATCAATATGTACTAAGTATAGAAGAAGATATGACAGATGTAGTAGACCCTGCTGCTATAGTATCGATGAGTGGATTTGACTATGATAGTACTCCTAACGCTATATCATTTGGATTTGAAGATATGTTTGAATATGAAGATATGGCTGGAGGTAGTAACTACTACGATAACATACTACTAAACTGGGGACATGAACAACATCATTACTATAAGTAATAAGTAAGAAGAAGTAAGGTATAATTAAAATAAAAAAGGATATAGATATGGAAGAAGATACTCCTACAGCACAAACTAATACAACAACAGGTTGGGTAAATCCATATAGCATAGGTAAAAACGGAAAATTAGTAATTAATAGCACTAACGCTGATGAACTTAATAGCGCACTAGACATAGGTAGCACTGATGGGGGTGCTTCTAAACGGTGGTTTTCGTGGGATTTTCAATATGATCCTAAAAGTGGCTCATTCATTAATAAAGACCTATATGGTGATGGTACTACAATGACCATAGACGAAGCTAACTTACGAGCTAAAACATTTAGCATGAATAAAGATATGAGCTCATTAAATAAAATAGACTTCGATATGAAGTACGGTAAAGGGTCATACGATTCAATGATAAGTAAACAAAAGGCTGATGCCGCTAGTGCGTCAAGTACTTGGGAAGGTGTTAAAACAGCAATAGCTGGACTTGGGTTAGCTAAAGACTTATACTTTGCATGGGATGCTAAAAAAAGACAAGATAGGTATGATACCAGAGCAACTAAACTTGATAATGCAAAGATGAATAGAGCTAAAAGATTTGCCAAAAATGTTGGTGGTTATTCTGGATTTGAGAAGGAATAGTCCATGGAATACACCAGAGCGCAACAAGCTAAAAGTTTCGGAGGGGACTCTACAAACTCACTAAACACACTATTAAATACAATAGATAAGAACTATAAAAATAAAATAGACAGGCTAAATGAGCTAAAAGAGCAAGGCGATATAGACGAAAAAAAGTACACTAAAAATGCTAATAATAATGCAATAAAAGCAGCTGTTGAGTTGCAAAATATAGAATTAGGAAATAGTGATACAGTTAGTAGTTGGTGGAACGACTCTAAAATAGTAAATGCCGATGATAAATTAGATACACTACTAAGTAGTAGTAAAGGTGAATGGGTTGACGGTAAATTCGTAGGTGAAAACTCAGATGAAATAAATAACATAGTAAATCTAAAAAACAATGTATGGAATAAAATAGATAGCTATAAACAATCCCTTAAAGATACCATAAATAAAGGAGATGGAAGTATACAGTACTTCACTAACAACATAGCACTACAAACAAAAAATAAATTAAACAGCAAAGATAAAGCAATTTGGCAAGTAACGAAAAATGCAATAACTAAAGAAACATCAACACAACAAAGTAAATTAGATGAATTAGTTGCTAAAGCTAAAGCTAATGATGGTGTAGTTAGTCCTGATGAATATAATGATATAGTTAGTAAAGCTAAAGGAATGGAGTACATACAAGATAAGATACCAAAAGTACAAGTAATAGACAAAGAAAAATGGGATAGTATGCAGTATAGTAAAAACCTATCACCTACTACTATTAACTACTTAAGTACATATGATGCTGACTACTCTACATCTCCGCTGAATAGTAAAGTCGTAGCACTAAAAGAACTTACTACAGATAGAGATAGGTTACTTGAGCAGTATAAAGGAAATGATAAAGCTATTGAAGAGATCAACTCACAGCATGAAATGAAAAAGACAAAAATAGATAGTACTCCTGATAAAATACAAGATAAAGTTAATTTTCTAAAAAGCCTAAAAACCAAAGTAGATACAAAAGGCAGACCACTATACGATAGTAGATTAATAGATCAAGAAATAGGTAAAATTACCGGAAAATCAGCATACGGATTAGAACAAAATAGAGTAAAAGATGTAGAAATAAAAGATGCAAAAGGTTATTTGGAAGTACTTAAAAAGAATGGTGATATAGGTGCTTGGCTTAAAAGTAATGGCTACGTAAGTCCAACAGTAAATAAATTAGATGCACAACTATCTTCATTAGATAAGCAGATTAAGCTAGCCACTAAATTACAAAGTAAACCTAAAAAAGAAAAAGATATAAAGGCTAATATAGATAACTTTATAGAAGGACATGGATTAGGTTGGTTAGATAATAATACATTACGTACTAAACTAAATGCAGCTGCTCATGCCGGTAAACCTATGGGTACAATATACAACAAAATAGATATTTACTTAAATAGTAATGACGTTGCTACATCAGATGCTGATAAATTAGCTAAAATACAAGACATAATAAATGGCACTACAACAGTTAAACAGAACGTTGAAGACTTACAGAAAAAGTACAAAGCACTACAAGCAAAAAGAAATGCAGAGTACAAAAAGTATAATGAAACTGTAGGTAAACAGCTTGTAAACGTATATAGTACAGCATACCCATCAACTAGATTAGGTATAGATAAATACCTAGCTTCATTAAGTAAGAAAGGTAAAGTACCTAAGAAACCTAAAGGTAAAACAAAAAAAGAAGAGTCTGGGTCGTATAACGATTTAGTACATGACCCTATAATATGGAAAGGTATGTATACTTATACGTTCGATAAACAAATACCTAGTAAATTACGACAAACCGTATTAGGAAAAAGCACAACAGTTCCTAAAAATGTACAGTACAAAAAACCAGTACAATATCCTAGTAGTAATGATAGGTCTATTAAGTCAATATTTTCATCAGACAATAATTATACTAGTCAGTTTATAGGTCGTCCTAGTAGTAGGTTTAGATTTATTCCTGTAGGATTAACCAGTAACTAATTAAATTAGTGATATAATCTTTGTAATAAAATACAAAGGTTATGCATTAATGAGCTATATAGATGAAATAACAAGCAGTAAAGGGTTCTATGATAAAGGACTTGACTTAGTAAATGAAAAAGAAAAACGATTAGTAGATGCTAGAGAAGCAAAACTAGCTAAACTTGGATATACAAATAAAGCTGATCAGTACGATAGCTTAGGGTCAGGTACTACATTCGATCCAAAAACAGGACGAACTTACAGCAATCACAACAAAATATACAATGATATGTCATATAATGATGTAATGGAACTAGTAGGAGAGTCTGCTAAGTGGGGTTACGATTATGATAAAAAAATATACACTGACGAAAATGGTAATACGTTACATGGTAAAATAGGTGGGTTATACTTTGCAGATAGTGTAAATGGAGATAAAGACAAAGTAAAACCAGGATACTTCACTATAGATGCTGATAGCGGGTTAAGTCCTCAAGAACAATTAGAAGCTAATTACGATAAACACGAGTTAACTGGGCTTACTAATGGATTCATACCAAAAAGAGATGGTGCTAGTATACTAGTTGGAGATTCTGCTACTATGTTAGGATTGGAAGGAGCTATACACGGTAATACACATGGACTAGAGCATCAAGTATACTCAAAGGAAGACTACTATCAAAGAGTAAAAGATGGTAAAGGTAGAAGCTATAGTGAAATTAAAACTAAAGGTGGTGTATTTCCTGTAGCAGGGCTTAGTGAAGACGAAATAAATGCTGGAGGTAAAAAATTAACATTAGAAGAATTGCGCAATATAGCACTAAAAAAGTCAGAAATAGCTCAATGGACAAATGCATACAATGCACAGATAGAAGCCGATAAAGAGTACATGGCTAACTATACATTAAATAATAAAGATCTACTAGATACAGTAGTTGACTCTACTGTTAATGTTGGTACTGGGTTAGTCCGAGGTGCAGTAAGCTTAGCTGATGGAGTAATTGAGTTAGGTCAATGGGGTGCTAACAAACTAGTAGACCCTATAAGTGGTAAAACAAATACATTAGGTACAGACGGTGTAATGACAGATGAACAACATGAAACCTTTAAACGTAACCTAAATGGAATGTTCGGATATGACTCGTGGGCGTCTGATGAAAAAGCAAA